GACAGACAAGAAAAAAGATACTATCCATTAGAGATAGATGAACAATAGAAAGGAAACATGAGCGACAATAACAATTACGATTACAACGGAGTGGCAATAGACTTCGAAAAGGATCAGCAAAAAGTTGCTGAGAACACAGATCTAAGTGCATTATCAATACACGTAGAAAAAATTATAGATCTTGATAAACAATTAGAACATCAAGAAAACATAATGAAAGAATTAAAAAATAAAAGAGACAAGATTAGTTCAGAGACTATCCCTGCAATATTAGCAGAACAAGGATTACAGTCTTTGAAACTTGCTGATGGCACTGTATTAGAAGTAAACAAAAAATACAGCTGTACCTTACCAAAGGATCCACAGAAAAAAGCATCAGCGTATCAATGGCTTCGAGATCAAGGGTTAGGAGACATCATCAAAAATGAAGTCGCAGTAACATTTGGTAAAGGAGAAGATGACAAGGCGAAGCAACTGCTGGACCTTGCGGTCGGCAATGGCTATGAGCCCAGCCAACGAGAGAAGGTTGAGCCCATGACATTGAAGGCCCTATACAGGGAGCGTGTTGAGTCCGGACTTGACATGCCTTCCGACTTCTTTCACTTGTATGTGAAAGATGAAACTAAAATGAAACGTTAAAGGAGAAACATGAACAACGAAACAGGAAACGTGGTAAAAAAAGAATCAAACTTACCTGTAACAGGTATGTTTGAACAAGACGCTTCACAAGGTTTAGAGAACATGGATCAGCAAGACCTTGCTCTTCCATTTTTAAGAATCTTGGGACAGCTATCGCCGCAAGTAAATAAGAGAGATGCTAAGTATGTAGAAGGTGCCGAACCAGGTATGATTTACAATACTGTAACTCACGAACTTTACGACGGCACAAAAGGAATCAATGTAGTTCCTTGTTATTACAAGAGAGAATACATTGAATGGCAAGATAGAGGTGAGGGTTCTGGTGCACCTGTAGCAATACATGCTGCAAGTAGTGGCATCATCAATGAGGCAACTCGTGATTCAATCAATAAAGATAGATTGAAGAATGGTAACTATCTTGAAAACACTGCATCGTATTTTGTGATAGTGTCTAAAGACAATGGGGCAGAAACAGCTCTGATCACAATGAAATCGACACAGTTAAAAGTGAGTAAAAATTGGAACTCAATAATGAGTGGTATTAAATTACAAGGTAAGAACGGTATGTTCACACCTCCAATGTGTTCACACTTATACAACTTAAAAACAGTACAACAGTCTAACGACAAAGGTACTTGGTTTGGTTGGTCTGTGTCCAAAATAGGTCCTATACAAGATAAGGCCTTGTACGAGCAAGCAAAAAGTTTTGCAGGTAGTATTAAAAAAGGTGCTATTCAAGCAAAACATGGTAAAGAAGAGACTACGGAAGAGAAATCTCCGTATTAATTTTCCCCCAAGGAAAATGGGGCGGTAAAGGGAGACTGGACCCGCCCCAAAAAACAGAAATAGAATGAGTGAAAAATTTAAAAATATATTTGAAGGATTGACAATAGCTTATGGTCAATATCAGAAGGGAGAAAAAGATGATAATGGAAAACAAAAAGGTAAAGCCTTCATTGTACGTAAGCAGGTTTCGAAAGAACTATTTGAAAAGCACCTTAAAGGCGATGGACCTGCGCTCGGAATTATTCCGATTACGGAGAAGAATGATTGTAGGTGGGGTTGTATTGATATTGATGAATATAATCTTGATCACAAGTCTCTTATACGCAATATTCGTAAATTAAACCTACCACTAATAGTATGTAGATCAAAGTCAGGGGGAGCACATGTATTTTTATTTGCAAAAGAATTTATATCTGCTTCCCTTATGCAAGGCACACTTAAAAAAATTTCAAAAGCTTTAGGATACGAGGGTTGTGAGATATTTCCTAAACAAACAGAAATACTTGTAGAACGTGGGGATACAGGTAACTTTTTAAATTTACCCTACTATAATGAAACGAAAGGATTACGATATGCGATCAATGACAACGGCAATTCTTGTACACTTGAGGAATTTTATAAGCTATATGATTTATACTCTTGCGGACAAGAGAGAATTAAACAAATTAAAATTGAAGAAAAAGAAATAGAAGAAGCATTTACCTCTGGTCCACCTTGTTTAAATAAACTAGCAGCAACTGGTTTTGGACAAGGATCAAGAAACAATGCTTTGTTTAATATTGCAGTATATTACAAGCAAGCCAAACCAGATAGTTGGGAGGATGAACTTGTAAAAGCAAATGCAGAACACATGGACCCACCTCTAAGTAATGCTGAAGTACAATTATTAATTAAATCAGTAAATAGAAAAGGTTATGATAAATACAGATGTAAAGATGCACCCATCAATGCAGTATGTCAGTCAGGTCTTTGCAGAACAAAAAGATTTGGTGTAGGGTTCGGTGAAGAAGAAATGCCTTTGTTGGGTAATCTTACAAAGTATACATCAAAACCACCACAATGGTTCTTAGATGTAAATACAGATAGAATAGAATTAAAATCAGAACAACTATACAGCTCACCTTTGTTTGCACTAGCATGTTTAGATCAAGCAAACTTAGTTGTACCAGTTCCAAAAGCAAAAGACTGGAAACAATATTATTTAAAACCACTACTACAAAATGTTCAAGAGATAGAACCATTAGAGTCTTTAGATTCTACAAACGTAATATTAGATTTACTACAAGACTGGACAACAAATAGACAGTCAGCAAGAACAATAGATGATGTGTTTAACAAACTACCTTTTACAGACTCTGATAGAGAATTTACATATTTTAGAATGGAAGACTTTTATAATTTTTGTAAGCGAAACAATTGGGAACTAGATAAAACTAAAACAGGTAATCTACTAAAACAGTTAGATGTATTTGTTGAAGAGTCTAGAGTTAGAGTCAAGAAACAACAACCAAGGCTTATAAAAATAAAAGCACTAAAACAAATAGAAGCAAGTACATCACAAGTAAAATATGAGGAGGAACATTTCTAATGAAAGGTACAAACTGGAAATATCACTGGCACATAATAAAAGAGCAACTTGATATGGCACAGGCAAAGATAAAAAGATTGGAGAGAAAAATAAAAAAATATGAAAACAATAATATTGGGTCCACCGGGTACAGGAAAGACAACAACATTATTAAATCTAGTAGACGAGTTCATACAAAAAGGAGTGCGGCCTAGACAAATAGGTTACTTTTCTTTTACAAGAAAAGCTGCAAATGAAGCAGCTGATAGAGCGGCAAAAAAATTTGAACTTGATAAAGATACTGATTTAGAAAATTTTAGGACACTACACTCTTTTGCATTTGAAAAATTAGCAATGTCGAGAGAGAAGATGATGTCTCCAGCAGACTATAAAGAATTTGGTAAGAAGTGTAACATACCTATTAAGACAGCAAAGTA